GCCACCGCCGGCCGCGACACTACCGCGCCAAATGCTATGTGGAAAAAGCGCCCTTATGGCCAGCTGGCGAAGTGTGCCGAGGCTCAAGCTCTGCGTAAGGCATGGCCTGAAATTGGCCAGCAGCCCACTGCCGAAGAGATGGAAGGTAAAACGCTGGAAGTGGATGCGCGTGACGTAACGCCGCGCAGCACTACAGAGGCGCTTCCCCTGGTGGCCAGTGAGGAAACGCTGCAGGCAATTACCGACCTCTTGACGTCCCTGAATAAGGACTGGGAGCAGGACTTCCTGCCTCTGTGCAGCAACATCTTCAAGCGTGACATTTTCCAGGCATCACAGCTCACCGAAGAAGAAGCGCAGAAAGGCTTTAGCTTCCTCCAGAAAAAAGCGCAGGTGGCAGCATGACCGGAAAAACTGTTGAAGTGACCTGCAAGTGCTGCCCGGACAAATTCCTTGCCCGAGTTGCTGACAGAAAAAGAGGCTGGGCGCAGTTTTGCAGTAAGTCATGCGCAGCTTATTGGAAGCAATATGGCCGTCGTAGAGGCCATCAATCATTAGAGATGCGTCAGGCGGCCATTGACAGAAATTCAATTGAGCGACTTCAGCGCGATAAACATGGGCGCGATTCATCTAGCGGTTTTGTTTATGTAGGTGGATTTTGGCCATGGGATGACCATAAGGACTGCTGACATGACACCAGAAATTATCCTCGATCGAACTGGCATTGACGTTACCCGCGTTGAACAGGGAGATGAATCCTGGCACCGCTTACGCCTCGGCGTGATCACTGCCTCGGAAGTTCACAATGTCATTTCTAAGCCTAAGTCAGGCAAGAAATGGACTGATATGAAGATGTCCTACTTCCTTACGCTCCTTGCCGAAGTGTGCACCGGCGTGGCGCCGGAAGTTAACGCCAAGGCGCTGGCCTGGGGGAAACAGTATGAGGCCGATGCTCGCACCCTGTTTGAGTTCACCACCGACGTGCAGGTAACCGAGTCGCCGATCCTTTTCCGTGACGAAGGTATGCGCACAGCCTGCTCACCAGACGGCCTGTGCAGTGATGGCCGCGGCCTTGAGCTGAAGTGCCCTTTCACCTCTCGCGACTTCATGAAATTTCGGCTTGGCGGCTTCGAGGCTATCAAATCCGCCTACATGGCCCAGGTGCAATTCAGCATGTGGGTAACCGGGAAGGATGCCTGGTATTTCGCGAATTATGACCCTCGCATGAAGCGAGAAGGCATTCACCATGTGGTTGTTGAGCGCGACGACAAATACATGTCCGACTTCAACGAAATGGTGCCGGAGTTCATCAGCAAGATGGATGAATCGCTGGCGGAGATCGGCTTTACCTTTGGGGAACAGTGGAAATGAAACATTACCGCGACGCCATAACCGTAGGAAAAGTGAAGTGCATCTACTCCGTCCTCCACCGCGGTTGGTTAATGCCGTCGGGTGAGGTGGTGAGAAACCCGCTAAAGGCTCAGAGACTAGCTGAAGCGCTGGACGCGAAAAGAGGTGCGCAATGATTTACGGATCAATATGCAGTGGCATTGAAGCCGCGACCGTCGCCTGGGAGCCGCTCGGATGGAAAGCAGCATGGTTCTCAGAAATCGAGGCGTTCCCGTCTGCTGTACTGGCGGAACGTTGGCCCGAGGTAGTGAACCTTGGCGACATGACGAAAATCGCCGCAGCGGTGCGCGCCGGTGAAGTACAGGGACCGGATGTGATGGTAGGCGGGACACCTTGCCAGGCGTTCAGTATTGCCGGTCTGCGTAATGGCCTTGCAGATGCCCGCGGTCAGTTAACCCTTTCATATGTGGAATTAGCGAATGCAATCGACGATAAGCGCATCGAGCGCGGAGAAGAAGAAGCAATCTTCGTCTGGGAAAACGTCCCGGGCGTCCTCACAAGCCACGACAACGCTTTTGGTTGCTTTCTGGCAGGACTTGCCGGAGAAAGCTGTGAACTTGAGCCATCAGGGGGAAAATGGACGCACTCTGGTTGTGTGTATGGACCCCAAAGGACAATCGCTTGGATCGTCAAAGACGCCCAATATTTCGGAGTGGCCCAACGACGCAAGCGTGTGTTCGTTGTCGCAAGTGCTCGAAAGGGATTCGATCCCTGCCAGGTACTTTTTGAGTCAGAAGGCGTGCGCCGGGATACTCCGCCGAGCAGAGAACCGCAAACGGCAGTTGCCGCCCTTACTGCGAGAGGCGTTGGAACGTGTGGCGCAGATGACAATCAGGCCCAAGCAGGGCACCTCCTCGCTTTCGGTGGTGGAAACACAGGGGGAAACATTGATGTTGCCGCCTGCCTGACAGCAAAGGGCCAGCGCATTGATTTCGAAGTCGAGACTTTTGCTGTGCATGGCACTCAAGACCCTGACACAAATCTGGAGCTTGCGCATACGCTTGGTCGTAACCATGGTCAGGAAAATGCCATATCCAACGGCGTGCAAGTTCGTCGCCTTATGCCAGTCGAGTGCGAACGCCTGCAGGGCTTCCCTGATAGCCACACACTGATTTCGTGGCGCGGGAAAGAAGCGACAGAATGCCCGGATGGCCCCCGCTATCGCGCCATCGGTAACAGCATGGCAGTACCGGTGATGCGCTGGATCGGCGAGCGTATTGCGGCCGCATTGCCAGTTAAAAAATCTGCGGGTGATTATGGCGGCAGCAACACGCCAGCGGAACAGCGCGACCTCTGGCGAACTCCGCCCGCCCTCTTCGCATGCCTGAATGCTGAGTTCTGCTTCCAGCTTGATGCAGCCGCAGCAGCGCATAACGCGCTGTGTCGCAAGTTCATAACAGCCGAGCAGAACACACTTGAAACGCCATGGGCTGATTACCTGAGCATTCCGGGCTACGTCTGGCTGAACCCGCCATATAGCGACATCACGCCATTCGTGAAGAAGGCAGCTGCCGAGAGCGCCAATCAGATCGGCACGGTGATGCTGGTACCTGCTGACACTTCGGTTGGCTGGTTCAAGGAGGCAATCCAGACCGCTAGCAAGGTTCGCTTTATTACCGCGGGACGACTGGCATTTATCAATCCAGTAACCGGCAAGCCTGTCAGCGGCAATAACAAAGGCTCAATGCTGATTATCTGGCATCCCTACCCTCGTACGCACTGCCATTTCTCGACGGTAGAGCGTGATGCGCTGATGAATTTCGGTGCCCGTTTGATAGCCAAGCGGGAGGCAGCATGACGCCAGAAGAAAAAGAAAACGCTCTCCGCGCCCAGGCTCGTCGCTGCGCAGAAGAGATAACCAAAGCGATGAGCGTAAAGCCCAAACCGAAGTGGAACGCTGTATGCCCCCCCATCCTTCGCAAGCACTACGAGAAGGTCCGGCCGATGGGTGTCAGCCTAGTGAAATTTGTCAGTGTTATTGGGCGGCTGAGCGGCCGCTATGGAGTGGAGTCATGAAGCTGAAAATGTATACCCCATCCGGGTCTGTGATCGTCGAAACCAACGACGTCGCGCAGTTTTACCCAGACGCTGAAAGCGGCGGAGAGCTGACCACAATCGAACTGGTTTCGCCAACCGGCGACCATGGGAAGGTGGCAGTAAAACATAGCTTCCACCAGGTGACTAGCGCTCTTGCCACGGCCTGGAAAATGGATGAAGACAAGGCAGGTGCAGCATGAACAGAGCCTCTCCCGTTGATTTAAGGAAATGCCTTGAGGCCGCACATATGCTGGCAAATATCGGCATCCGTTTTGTGCCGATCCCGGTAGCGACAGATGAAGAGTTCCAGGCACTGTCCGCCGAGCTTTCACGAAAGCTTGAGCAGATGGCAGTTGAAGCGGAAAAAAGCGAAGGCGGTGCAGCATGAGCAATCCCACTGATGATGAAATCCTTCAAATATTGCGAGAGCACAACTGGTGCATGACGTATGTCGTAGCCTATTGGTTGCGACAAAAATATAAGGAAATCAATACTCCTTACGTGCTTCGCAGGCTGAAGAAAATGGAAGTGGCAGGAAGCGTTAAGCGTGTAAAAAGTTTTTATAAGCGACAGATTCGCTGGGAGGCGGTATGAGCGCAGAAATCATCGATCAGGCCAACGAGCTCGCAGAGCGCCGGCTGGAAATGACCATCCAGAACATGCGCATCAACCATAACGCAGTTTCAGCTACTCACTGCCGCGACTGCGGGGAAGAGATACCCGAGCGGCGCCGGGAACTGGTGGCAGGATGCCAGCGCTGTGCTGATTGTCAGGAAGACGAGGAATTGCGCGGTAAACACCGGAGGCCGTGATGTTCAAACTAATTCAGAGAGGTCAGATTTACGCCGATTGCCACGGATGGCCGGTAATTATCGCCAGCAGCGACGACAAGACGGTTCGCTACTGGCGTCAGGGGCGGATCAACACCGCAAGCATAGACCGCTTTAACAATGACTTTGAGCCGCTCTCTCACGAAGAGGCCCAGCAGATAAAGGCAGAGCTGGAGCAGAGCGAACACATTAAGAAACTGCGCGCCCAGCGGGCGGCGTAACCGGGAGGAAATATGGCGTCTGACAAACCGATAACAGCACAGCAGGCCGCCGATTTGCTCATCGTGTCGGCGCGGGTGATCTATCGTCTCATTGAATCTGGGGAGCTCGCCGGCCGCAAGGTCGGCAACAAGTACAGAACTACCGAGGCGGCGTGTATTGCATATTTGAAAACCCCGCGCGATCCTGTCATCGCGAACGCGGGTGAACATAAAGGAGAAGTTTTATGTCAATCACCCTCAGGGGCGGCGTGTGGCACTGGCATTTCTTTACGCCGTCAGGAAAAAGAGTTAGGCGATCTCTTGGCACGGGGGACAAAAAGCAGGCTCAGGAGCTCCACGACAAGCTGAGGGCGGAAGCGTGGCGGGTTGACCAGATCGGCGACCTGCCCGTAAGAACCTTCGAAGAGTGCTGCATCCGGTGGCTGCGGGAAAAGGACCATAAGCGATCGCTGGATGATGACAAAACCAAAATTGAGTTTTGGCTGCAGCATTTTTCCGGCCGTGATGTATCGAAGATAACAGTTGAGGAAGTCCACGAAGCCGTTAACGGGATGATCAACCGTAAGCACCTACAGGTGTGGGAGAGTAAGCGCGATGCCGCGGTGAGGAAGGGCAAGCCTGTTCCTGAGTACAAACCACGGCTGGTTTCTCAGGCGACGAAGGCGCAACATCTTTCCTTCATTCGCTCCCTTCTCAGGGCCGCGGCGAATGACTGGGGCTGGATAAAAACAGCTCCTGTTATCAAAACCCGCAAGCCTATCAGTAAGCGGATACGGTGGCTGACCAGAGAAGAAGCTGAGCGGTTGATCGAGTGCATGCCGGAGAGCATTAAGCCAGTGGTGATATTTGCACTGGCAACCGGCCTGCGCCGTTCAAACATCATCGGGCTTGAGTGGCAGCAGGTCGATATGCAGAGAAAGGTTGCATGGGTAAATCCGGAGAACGCAAAAGCGGGCAAGGCGATTGGCGTAGCTCTGAATGATACCGCATGCAGGGTATTAAGGGATCAGATAGGGAAGCACTCCCGATGGGTGTTCGTTCACACCACGGCAAAACATCGCCCTGATGGAACACTGACGCCCGCGGTTAGAAAAATGCGGGTGGATGACAATAACGCCTGGCGCGCCGGGTTGAAAAAAGCGGGGATCGAGGATTTCCGTTTTCACGACCTCCGGCATACCTGGGCGAGTTGGCTGATCCAGTCCGGCGTCCCTCTTTCTGTTTTGCAGGAAATGGGAGGATGGGAGAGCATCGAGATGGTACGTCGTTATGCTCACCTGGCACCGAACCACCTGACCGAACACGCACGGAAAATTGACGCCATTTTTGGCGCTAGCGACACAAATACGACACAGGGAGGAAATCAGGCTGGTTTAAAACTGGCGTAACTTATTGTTTCTTAATGGCACGCCCTACAGGATTCGAACCTGTGACCTACGGCTTAGAAGGCCGTTGCTCTATCCAGCTGAGCTAAGGGCGCCCTGAGAAGCGAGTGCTTCGCGGAGTGAAACGCGTGGAATTATACGGTCCACGTCGGTCGAGTCAATCCATTTTGCCAGGAAACTGCGGGGCTTATACGACGCTGGCGAAATATCCCCCACCAACTGTACAAGAAGCATACCGCCGGGGCTAATGCGCGCGTAAATCGACTCAGTGGCCAGGCGCAACGCACC